AGTGGAATACGCAGCAAGACTACGATGCACTGATGGCTGGGATGCGCGACGCCTTGGCGGCGTATGTCTTGCAGAATATGGAGCACGCGCGCCCCGCGCTTATCTCATTAGGGGTTGCCGAGGCATCTATCGACAGTCTTGCCGATACTGTGGAAGCGTCAAAGGTCGCGTGCGATATTGGCGACCCGAATAAATTAGGTATGGTTATCGCGCTTTATCAGGACAAGTATCTCCTGATCGACAACGACGCAGCAGAAACGCAATCGTTGGCCGCAGGAGAAATAGACCCTGATGTGCGTGCTAAGCTGGGTATGCTGAAGCTATGCAACGTGGGTGATCCCATCGTCGATGTAGGTATACGCGTCAGCGACAAGACGTTCTATATCGTCAAGTGACCAGAGGAGATAAACTATGGATGGGCCTGCGAAAAGAAAACGTGGGGGTAGAGGTCTAGGCAAAAGGCCGAGCCTTAAGCTGATAGCAATCCGTGTCCCGCATGAGATACATAAGTGGTATTACGATAGGGGTAACATGAGTACCCACATGCGAGAAGCCTTGCTGCAACACGCCCGAGAGCGAGGATTTATAGATTGACAATGTCCATTATAGTGGGCACAAAAACACAGAACCAAGCAGTAGGCTAAACCTACTCAAGAAGGAGCAAACCGGTGGCGCAAACACCTGAAAAGAAAGTCAAGTTAAAGGTAGAGGCCATCCTCAAATCCGAGGGGGCCTACTACTTCTTCCCCGCGACACACGGCTATGGCCGCAGCGGAGTCCCCGATGTCATCGCCTGCATTAATGGACGTTTCCTCGCGGTCGAATGTAAGGCCGGGGCCAACAAGCCCACAGCCCTGCAAGTGCGCGAGCTCGAACGCATTCGTCAGGCTAACGGCATAGCCGTAGTGGTCAACGAAGAGAACTGGGAGATGGTCCGACCGCTGGTGCGGGAACTGTCATCGAAGGAGCTGGCGTGATGCAACCGCGCAATTATTTTACTGCTGCAGCCGAGTGGTTTTTGGGTAGAAATCCTGAGCCTAAACTGTTGTCCGCCGAGGAACATCTGATTATAAAAAGCAGCGTGGAACATTGGGTGAAGAACGGTATATGTTTTGCGCTGCCACCATCGGGAATTACTCTGGGCCTTGAAGAAAAGGCTGACATAGAAGACTATGGGCTACTGCGCTTACCCTACCCCGTGTGTATTTTAGAGTACAACACATCAGACGCAAAAGGGGAGTTGAAGATAATTGTTGTAGCGGAAATGATGGGAGATCAAGTTCAGATTGATATGATTTCCTCTGCATCTGGTGGAGGTATATGGACGCCCCCCGCAATAAAGTGCGATGCTGTTGTTGGGGAGTCCACGTACGCAACAAGGCCCCGCCTACCGTGGTATGTGCACAAGAAGGAAGCCGACTGGGTGGAAGGCCGTAACTTTAAAAAAGATGCTAAGCTGATGCTTGAGGCGCTCGCTCTTAGACCTCTTTATGAGTTTCTGCACACTATCGACCGGTACCATGTTGTTATGGACGATATTGCTCCCCCCGAGCGCGTTAATCGCAAGCTACTGAAAAATGGCAAAGTTCCGCTGTTCACCTATAAGGTGCTGACGATTGGCAAACCGAAGCGGAAGTCGCGTCATCTGGGTGGCACACATGCGTCACCACGTAGCCACCTGCGCCGTGGGCATTATCGTACCAGCCCCAAAGGTGTGCGCTACTGGGTGCAACCGTGCATGGTTAAGGGTGACACAGATGGGTTCGTGCACAAGGACTACCGGGTTGAACCGTCCGAACTAACAGCTACCGAAGAAGTGCGATAACCACCGATGGGGCTACTGCAATGACATATATTACCATGAGCGCGTTGATTGAGGCTGCGGCGGTAGTGACCGGTGTGCCGGTCGAGGCGATTACGGCTAGGAACAACACCAACCGCATTGTCCATATCAGGGCATGTATAGTCCGTATCGCCAACAAAGAACGGTTATCTATCCCTAACCATATAAGTAGGTGGACCTTGCCGCGTATCGCTAAGGCGCTGGGCTACCGGGACCACTCTACTGTGCTCAATCTTATTGAAAAATGGGAGGCCCACTGCCGCTCCAATCCCGAACTGCCTGAGATCGCCGAGGCCATCGAGCGTTTGGCCCGTAACCCGGAGGGGGTTTCTGACATAGTCAAAGAGGCAGAATTACCGCCTAGCCATTACCTTAAACGTAAGAATGATTTCAGGCCCGACGAAGGCGATGAGTCCGACAGCGGGCATGCGTTCCACACACGGGTGGCCAAGGCATCATTGAAGTTTGTAAAAGCGCTACGCGCTGCGCGGGGGGAGGGCGGGGAATGAAACTGATCGTTTTAGACTTCGAAACTTACTACAACCAAGGCTTCAGCTTGTCCAAGCTGACTACGGAAGAATATATCCGCCACGAACTGTTCGAGGTTATCGGCGTATCCGTAAAGGTAGATGGCGGTGAGGCTTTATGGTTCTCCGCCCCCATGCAGCAGATCAAGAAATGGTTGCAGCAATTCCCTTGGGATAACGCCGTAGCTGTAGCTCATAACGCTATGTTCGATATGGCTATCTTGAATTGGCACTTCGACATCCGCCCCAAGCGTATCGCTGACACGTTGTCCATGGCCCGCGCCATCGACGGTCCTGATGCGGGCAACAGTCTGGCCAAGCTGGCCGAGCGCTACGGGCTGGGCACCAAGGGCAACGAGGTTGTCCATGCGCTGGGTAAGGGGCGGCTGGACTTCACGCCGCAAGACGTAGCCCGTTATGGAGAGTACTGCGTCAACGATACTGAATTAACCTACAGCCTGTTCAAGCAGCTATCGCTTGGGTTTCCGCTGAGCGAGATGCGCCTGATTGACCTGACCATACGTATGTTCACGGAACCAGTCCTGTCCTTAGATGTAGACGCATTGGGTAACCACCTAGCTGACGTGCAGCTAAAGAAGGAGAAGCTGCTCATTGCCGCAAAGGCAATGGGCCACAAAGGCGTGCTGATGAGCAACCCGCAGTTAGCTGAACTGCTGATACGTCTGGGGGTGGAACCGCCTACCAAGATCAGCGCGACTACAGGCAAGGAGACATGGGCCTTCGGCAAGAAAGATGAGGAGTTTAAAGCCCTGCTTGAGTACCCAAAGCCTGCGGTTCAGGCTATTATTGCGGCGCGGTTGGGCGTTAAGTCTACGCTGGAAGAGACAAGGACTGAGCGGTTCCTGCAGATAGCGGAGCGCGGTACACTCCCGGTGCCTCTGCGCTACTACGCCGCCCACACTGGGCGTTGGGGCGGGGATGATAAGTTGAACATGCAGAACATTCCGCGCGGCTCCCCGCTCAAGAAGGCGATCATGGCCCCTAGGGGGCACCTGCTGGTAGACTGTGACAGCGCGCAGATCGAAGCGCGTACCTTGGCGTGGCTGGCTGAGCAGGATGACTTGGTTGAAGCCTTCGACCGAGGGGATGACGTCTACAAGATCATGGCCAGCGCCATCTACGGGGTGGCGGTAGAAGAAGTAGATGCAGCGCAGCGCTTTGTCGGAAAAACAACGGTACTGGGCTGCGGTTACGGCATGGGGGCGGACAAGTTCAAGATGCAGCTGCTGACTTTCGGCGTAGATATGCCCATCGACGAGTGCGAGCGTATCATCGAGGTGTACCGGGCGACTTACTTCAAGATACCACAATTGTGGCAAGCAGCGAATGAAGCCCTAGACGCAATGATTGCAAACCAGACCGCACCATTGGGTCGGGTCGGGGTGCTGACGGTAGACGGTGAGAGCGGGATCATACTGCCTAATATGCTATATCTACGGTACGACAACCTACGCAAAGAACGGTTCAGAGGTAAGTTCGGCATGGTCTATGACCAGAATAAGGGCCGCTCTGTCCTGACTAAACGTATATGGGGCGGGGCCTGCATCGAGAACATATGCCAAGCGCTGGCTCGCATCGTAATCGGGGAACAGATGTTGATGATTGCGCGCAGGCACGGGGTCGCCATGACCGTGCACGACAGTGTCGTCGCAGTGGTGCCAGAGTTTAATGCTAAAGACGCGCGTGCGTTCGTCGAGGGCTGCATGCGTATTCGTCCAAAGTGGGCGGTAGGGTTGCCGTTGGATTGTGAGAGCAAGATAGGAGCAAGTTATGGTGGGTAGACCTCGCTACGAGACGGTTGAAGATGTCGCCAATGAGCGCGCAGTCGTAGGCGTGTTTGCTTCGTTGTTTCCGGGAGCCGAGGCCACTCGTCTGTCTGATGAAGGGCATGCGTTTACAGTGCTGGCGAAGAACGGGCGTCCACGTATTGCAGTAGAGATAAAGACACGCCGCAACTCCAGCTATCAGTACCCGACGTTCATGATAAGCAAGCGCAAGTACGACGCGCTGTGCGCGCTTAACGCAAAAGGGCTGCGTACCGGTATGCTGGTGCAGTGGACTGACAGGCTGGGGTATGTTTCGGTTCCAGTTGAGCACCGAACGAAGATGGGCGGGCGCTATGACCGGGGGGACAGCAAAGACATCGAGGTCGTGGTGTTGATCGACGTCGATAAGTTCCAAACTATTAGGAGTAACCGATGACTGAAACTCTACATCCCGCAGTCCAGCTGTTGCTAGCGCGCATGGATAGCCACCCTGAGGAATTCTTGGTGGGTACTGGGCGCGACCACTCAGCGGAGAACCTGCGCTGGGGACCTGCTATGTCCCATATCCGGGGGTATGGCAGCGACGCCGACAAGGCTGCGGTCAACGCCAAGATTAATGTACTGCGCATGAGTGAGCTTCATGAGTGGCTCATGGATGAGCTATGCAATGGTGGCCAGCGTAAGAAGAAAGGCCAACGCGCGAAGCCTGTGGAGTTGGGCCTAGATTGGGGGGACACATGACCGATTATAAATTCACCCAAGACTGGTTCCACTGGGCACCGGAAGTGTGGGAGCAGCTTATGCCGTTGCTATCGGGCGAAGCCGGAAAGCGCACCTTTATAGAGATCGGTTCCTTTGAGGGACGCAGCACTCTCTGGATTGCCGAGAACATGATGCAGGATGGCGACTGGATCATCTGTATAGATACATGGGAAGGCGGCGAAGAACATAGTGCCGAAGACATGGCGGCTGTGGAGGCGCGGTTCGACCGCAATACGCAGTTGTTTGACATCAAGCACAACTACGAGCGCGTTGTTAATAAGAATAAAGGTAAGTCTACGCATTACTTGGCTTACGAACTGCACGACCAAAAAACACAAGCGGACTTCATCTACATTGACGGAAGCCACATTGCCAAAGACGTGCTGACTGACGCGTGCATGGCGTGGCCGCTACTAAAGCCCAAGGGGATCATGGTGTTTGATGACTACCTGTGGGGCGACGCGCGGGACATCCTGCACCGACCAAAACCTGCGATTGACGCCTTCGTCAACCTGTTCGCGGAAGAAGTGGATGTAGTGCACGTGGGCTATCAATTAATCGTGAGGAGGAAAGCATGAGTGATGAGATAAAGGTGAAGCCGGTCGAGGCCGCGCCTCAACGTACGCTGATGATTGCTACACCGATGTACGGCGGCATGTGCACGGCTAACTACGTGCTGGGCATGCTGACCACTATGCGCCGCATGGCCGAGATCAACGTCAATGTGTTCTGGTGCCAGATAACCAACGAGAGCCTAATAACCCGAGCACGCAATGAACTGGCGCGTATCTTCTTGGAGCGCGAGCTCGACTATCTGATGTTCATTGACGCCGATATCGGTTTTGACGGGGAAGCAGTGGCTACGCTAATAGCCGGAGACCGCGACATCGCTTGTGGTATTTACCCCAAGAAGGAGGTCAACTGGGACAGCGTAGCTACAGCAGCCCGCAACGGTGCAGACAACCTGCAGGATTATGCCGGGGCTTTCGTGTTCAACATGGTCGGTAGCGAGCACCAAGAGAGCGACGAGCAGGGCTTTATCGAGGTGCGTCACGGCGGCACCGGCTTCATGCTTATAAAACGGCAAGTGTTCCTCGACCTGACGCCACACGTACCGACCTACCGGGTATCGTCGTTTCAGGACCCCGAGACTGGCGAGTATGCTAAACCTTTGACCCATGAGTTTTTTGCTACGAGCATAGACGCCTCAGGCGCGCTGCTCAGTGAAGATTTCCACTTCTGCGAGCTATGGCGTTCGCATGGTGGGAAAGTACACGCACATCCGTTTGTGCGTTTGAACCACACCGGAACCTATACCTACGACGGTGATATTCTAAAGTCCGGTGGTAACCTAAAGTAAGGAGCAAACAAAATGAAAAACAAGTATGGAACGACTTCGTCCAAAGTTATGCGCTTACTTACGCGTAAGCCCTCCATGACTCCCAAACAGATAGCCAAAGAGGTAGGATGTGCTGTTGGTTACGTGTACAATATAAGGTCTGATCTAGCCAAAGCTTCCTTGGTAAAGCCAACGGAGAAGCCTGAGCTTCTGCTTTCCCCAAGCATGGAGGTGCCGTCAGTTGACGCGATCCTCGACGAGCGTAGTAAAACCTATGGAAAGTTCAGCGGGCAGGCACGGGTGTCACAGCAGTTGAAGAGCGTCATGCACAATAATCTCACCAAGCTGGACAAATATCTGGACGTTGACCAGCAAGAAGCACTCGACATGATATTCAACAAGATCGGGCGTATCATTAACGGCGACCCTAAATATGTTGACTCGTGGAAAGACATAGCCGGGTATGCTACCCTTGTTACCGATAGGCTAGAAGGCAAGGAGAGATGACATGGAAGCTGGAGTACTTATTATCTCGCACATCATGGCCCTTGGTGCGGGCTTCGCTATTGGTAAGTATTTTGGTTACGTGGATGCACAACCTGAGCGCGATAGGCTTGGGCGGTTCCGGCGCAGGTTCACACGCAGGAGGTAATACGTGACGTCTTGGAGCTACTCATCCATCAAGACCTTCGACCAATGTCCGAAGAAGTACTTCCACCTCAAGGTGGCTAAGGACGTCAAGGACGAGCCGGGAGAGGCTGCCGATTACGGCACTGCCGTCCACCTAGCCGCCGAAGAGTATATCCGGGATGGTGTCCCCATCCCGGATAAGTTCGCCTACATGCGTCCAATCTTGGGGCGGCTTAATGGTATACCCGGCGACAAGCATTGCGAGCTTAA